AACATTTAAATTAAGAGTAGTAACTCCTTTTCCAACAAATACATTACCTAAAGGAACACTAAGACCGTTATTCTCAGCAGTCGTTGTTCCAATACCTACGCTACCTAATGTATGAATACCTGTTGAATTACTAGTAAAAAATCCTGTTCCTGTTAATGCTGCAGCAGTAATCTCAATAGCACCAGTTGGGCCACCAGAAAGAGTTATATTTGATCCCGCAGTTATAGATGTTACAATACCTGAAAGAAGAGTAGTTCCATTATTTCCCGCACCAGTCAACAAACTATAAACTTCATTAAAATTATGATTTATTTTTCCAGCACCAACTCTCAGACTATCGCCTGTTCCGTCATCGGCTGAAGATCCCGTGTTTATGCCTAACTTTGCCATTATAGTGTCTTAGTTATAAAGATATTTAGACGGTATATTATGTAGAATAGTTTTTAAACTTCATTTTCGAGGTTCTTATAACATGATCTCCTGTTGTAATACCAACAGCACCTCTATCGTTATAAGAATCAAATGAATTTGTAGCAGATGCTCTATCAACAAGAACAATCTTACCCCAACTAAATTCACCGAAGAAATAATCAGGACCAATACGTCCAGTTGGAGCACTAAATGCAGAATAATTTGTTGAAATTCCACCAGTGAAACTTGTTCCACCACCACTATTATCAAACTTATATGATGAAGAATCAAAAGTAATAGTGGATACATCAAATTTAATAGTTCCAATTCCACTAACATTTGCATATACTTCTCTGACATATGTTGATATACCAGAAGCATATCCATGACCAGTTACATATCTCTTAGTATCATGATAATCAGAAACCTGATAGACACAATCAATGTTATTACCAACATAAGTATCATTTAGAGTAAAGTGAGTTGTTACTCCAATTTGTGTTCCATCTTGTCTTGTGGTTGCAAATGTTGTTGATCCTATACCAACGCAGGAATTTTTAACTACAAAGTAATCACCCGTCTGAATGCCACTAAGAGCAGAATTTCCAAGTCCTGGATTTGTTATATCACCATCTCTAAGAGGAGAATCAAGAGGAACGAAGAACTGGAAGACTGCCTGATTAGTTCCACCAGATGCAGTTGTTCCAAATCCAACAATAACACCTTGATCACCATAGTAATTAGAAACAGTATTATTTTCAAGAACTGTAGGTGTAGTTGGAGGACTAATCAAAACAAGTGGTGGGTTTGCAGATGTATATCCAGTTCCTGCAGAATGGTCATTATATGCAGCAGTACCACCATATGATACAGTTATACTAGTTACAACTCCTGCAGTAATTGAAGCAGTTGCACTCGCACGTAATGTTGATCCTAAACCAACAGGGTTTTGAATTGTAACTTCAGGTGCAGTCAAATAACCAGATCCACCATCAGATATTACAACAGAACTTACTTGTGACCAATCATCATCAATAACAGCTGTTGCTGCAGCACCAGATCTAGCAATTTGTGATTTGAAAGTGATCTCTTTCTGGAAATCTACACTAACTTCATTTTCATTCTTAGGATTAAAGAATGGTCTTACATTATCAACATAAACGACAGTAGATCCAACACCGACAGGTTGTGTTAAGTATGCTGTTGGTTTGATTATTGGTTCATATAATTCACGATCCTTACCAACCCTCTTACCACTAATAAACTTATCTTCAGTCTGTCTACACCATACAACTGGACGTAGCATTCTGCTATTATCAGTTAGTCCTGGTCCATAGTATGGATGAGTATCAACGGTACTTGATGAAACTATCTCAGTAACTGTTCTATGGTCTTGATTTAAGAATCTATCTTGATCAATATTATATGGATTTTGCTTTAATCTACGATCAGATTTAATAGTGAGATTATCACCTTGCTTAACAGTATCAATAATATCAACATCAATAACGTCTACACCACCAGTTCCCTTATAGAATAAGAACTTCAGGGTATCACCAGCATATGAACCATCAGAAGCAGATCCTTTAGGTGCTTCTTCAAATGTTATCTTACTTCCTCCTTCAAAGAAGTATGCTTCACCTGGAACTTGTAAAATGTCATTAATAAAGATAAGAAGACAATCACGAACACTTACTAGAGATCCTGGTTTTGATTGAATTGATAATGAATCACCATCCTTAGAAATTGGGAAAGTTTTTCTAACACCATCAAATAAATGAGAGAAATCGTCAAGAACTTCTAATTGACCAAGAGACCATGCAGTAAATACATCATTATCAATAGTATCTACAGTTAAAGTAAATTCATCATTATTAATATTGTAACCAGAGAATGTTGGAATTCCAGTTGTTCCTCCAGTGGGAACTGTTAAAACATGCCCTACACCATAACCATATCCAGTATTTGTAAGTTCAAAGTCAACTACACTAGAACCTTGTCCAACAACGACAGAAGCTCGTGCCTGATTACCACCTTGTGATGGAGAAGTACCACTATACTCCAACATTAAATCTTCATATGATACAGGATCATCAATAACAACCTTCATTAACTTATCAACTCTACCACCTCTAGAATACCTATGATTTCTGGTTGATATTCCAGTATTAACCTCAAATCTATTATCATCTAAAATTCTAGTAACAGTAGTTCCATCATAGGCAACATCTTGCTTACTAATTGAATTGTTACTTGCTCTAGGTGCAATAATTGTTGGTTGAGCAGTTCCACCACTTACATACTGAGTTGGAACAGTAGAAATACCAACATTAACAGTAAACTGAGTATCACTAGCAACACCTACAACAGCTGCTCCTGCATAGTTAGGATCACCTGCTCTTGGATATCTGTGCTGTGTTGCATAATTGTCCTTAGAACATGTGAATCGTAAAGACTCTTTTGCAATCTTAATACTATTTTCTGTTGTTAATGTATGAGTTCCAATTGTTAATTTAAGATCACCCAATCTCTCATCATATTGAGCAGCAGACACGTTAAAATGTGCTACGGGTGTAGTTCCAACCTTTACGGTTATTGTGTTTGTTGTAGCAGCAATAATAGTAGTTTGAATGCCAGCCACAGGGTCACTTGCACGAGGATAAGCATGATCACTACCATAATCATCCATCTCACAAGCAAATACAATAGATCCAGTAGAAATTCCTATAGTATCATTAGTTCCTATTCCACTATTAGGAATTGTAAGAACTAAATTACCAGTAGCAGGATCATATGTAGCGTTTGTTGGTGTGAATTGAGTTCCAATACCAGTTTCTATAGCGTTTTCAGTTGCATATCTAAATGCATGAGAATATGCACCACCAGCAATAATTGCACTAGTTGCAGCACCTACAAACCTATGGGTGTACTGATCTCCAGCATATGCAGCACCTACATTAAGAGTAATTGTTGTTCCAGCTACACCAGTAATAGGAATTGCAGTATCATAGAATGGATCACTTGCACGAGGATATTTGTGTTCAGTTGCATTACCATCCTTAGTACATGTAAAGGTTAATCCTTCCTCATTGATTTTAACAGAAGTTCCAGCAGTCAAACTATGTGATCCAATGGAAAGTGTCATATCACCAGTATTCTGGTCATATGTTGCACCATTTGGAGTAAACTTAACAAATGGTGATGCACCAATATTAACAGTAATAGTATCTGTAGTTTTAGAGGTAATTGCGGTTGCTATTCCAGCTACAGGGTCAGTTGCACGAGGATAAGATTTGGTAGATGTATTACCATCCATCTCACAAGTGAATGTTATAGAACTTGTTGCAAATGAAACAGTATTTGATGTTGTATATGAATGTCCAGCAATGGTTAATACTAAATCACCAGTTGAAGGATTGTATGTAGCATCTGTTGGTGTAAATGTTCCTACACTGGTTACAGTTACACCATTAGTTGTTGCACTGTCAAATGTATGAGTGTAATTACCACCAGTTATCAATGCATCAGTTGCAGCCTCTACAAATGTGTGGTCATAACGAGCACTTGGTCCTTTAGCAGCAGTTACATTAACTGTAATCGTTCCATCATTATATGTTAAACCATTTGTTGTTGCTGATTTAAATGTATGAACTCCTGTGTTTGTAGAAGCAGATGTTGATCCAGTTGTAATTCCCAGTACATTAACTTCAAAGGTATCGGTAGTTACATTAGTAATTGTCAACCATTGTCCATGAACAGGATCAGATGCTCTTGGATATGAATGATCAGTAGTATGTTGATCCTTCTCACATGTGAATGTTAAAGAATTATCAGCAAGTTTAATTTTGTCTGTATTTGAGAATCCATGACCAGCAACTGTAAGTGTTGTAATACCAGTTGTTGGACTATAAAGAGCATTTGTTACGGTATATGCCTTACCATCACTCGTAATTCCAATTGCAGTATCATAAGCATAATCTCTATTTCTTGGATATATGTGATTAACAGTTGCACCCAATCCACAAGTCATTGCAAGACCAGTTAGTACAACATGACTACTCTTACCACTAGTTGCTAATCCATGAGCAGATAAAGTTGTTACAGTCATAATACCAGTGGTATTAGTGTAGACTGCACTTTGAATTCCTACAGCAGGTGCATAATTACATGTAAATCCAATACCAGATAATACAACTTCTTCACCCAATTTCAAACCATGAGCAGTAGCAGTAGTAACTGTAGTTAATCCCGTTATTGAACTATATCCAACATTTCTAATATCTCTTGGTCTATAGAATACTTGTGGATTGTTAATAGTAATACTTGTAACAAAACCAGAAGCAACAGTAGCAAGACCAATACTTGTAATACCAGCTGCTCCAAGACTTTCTGTTTGTATTCCAACTGAAACTGTTTGAATACCAGATCTATATCCAGAACCACTATTACCAATAGAAACTGAAGTAATAGTTCCTGCTAATGATACAACAGCAGTTCCTCCTGCAGATACAAGTGGTTGATAATTAAATCCATGACTTGATGCAACAGAAACAATAACTCCACCAATAGGAATATTTGCATTATTTGGGTCATAAGAAACAGAACTTGCAGTTCCAGTAAATCTAACACTGGATATACCTGCACTTTCTTCTACTATTTCATAGTTTGCATTTGCACCTGGTTGCTGGAATATACCATTAATCATAAAGACACCATTAATGGTATTCATTCCAGAAACATTAGAACCACTTGCTTTTAATTCAAATGTCTTATCCTTTCCAGTAAACTGTTGAGAAATATCATCATAAAGATAATTTTCTGTATAAGTTTCTTCTGTTCCGTTTACCACACCAGAACGAGTAAAGACTCTTCCTTGGAAACTTGAAGATGTAGTAATACCTGTCCAATCTCGATATTCAGGAGCTGCTGTAGAAGTAGAAAGTGGATTCTTACCATGAGGTGCTTCAATAAAGTTAATTGTATTATCAATAATATTATAATTACCTCTAATCTTAGTTACCGTTGCTCCTGCAGTATGATTTGCTAAAGTAGTACCTAACCAATTACGTCTTACTCTGAGGACATTGGTGCTTCCAATACCAACAGACATAATCTTCATTATTTCATCATCAATCTTCACATAATCAGCACCGTAGAATGATGTTATTCCACTAAACGTAACTTGATCTTCGGTAATAAGAAGATCTTTCGATATCGTCGTCGTAATAGAAGTATCGGCAATTGGTGATTGAATTTGATTATCAATAGCTATTAAAACCTTCGTATTTGGAGTTTTAGCAGTCAAATAATGTTGAGTTGTAATACCAACAGATGTAATATCAAATGGGACAGGAATCCTTTTTAGAGCATTTTCTGCAGATTTTGCAAGTTTAAGTTTATCTTCACTTATCTTGATAGCAAAAACAGTCGGAGGTAAAACACTAGTATTACCAATACCAGAAACGTTTGTTGTTCCAATTCCAATTGAGTTAGTACCAACCCCACTTAATGGTTTATATTCAAGTTCTTGTCCACTTACAAAGAAATGATTTGGAATACTAATTGTAGAATCAAGTCCATCAACTTCAACAATAGAACTACTTGATCCATCAAATTCTCTCCTAAAGATTGGATCTTCTTTATGAGTTAGATCAAATGCCTTCTTAATGGCATTCTCAGTTCCCTCATAATAACCTTCCATACTGGTGATGGATGCTTGTTCAAGATCTAATGTAGCTTCTCCACCAACTTCTCTACCACCAGGAATTAATGAGGTATTCTCCTCAATTCTCATGGCATTCATATAGGTTTTAACTTCTATATCAATACCAGAATTTGGAGTAAATGTTATCTCAGTAAGACTCTGACCTACACCAGTTCTTCTAGCACCAATAGTACCCAATCCAGTGACAGGAGCATTTCCAGTAACTACATTACCATATTCTGTATAATAAACTTCCTCTGGTAGACTTCCATCCCAATCATCAACTACAAGAACTTCCTTAAGTTCATAAGCGTCATTAGTTAAATCTGATATTTGAACTACGCAATATGCAGCATCATAATGATCAGTAAATGTTGCTACACCAACCTGTTCGGGTACACCAGTAGCATCAATTCGTTTCTGTTCAACAAGAATCGAACCAAATGACATATCATAAGTTCCAACACCAACTGCTGATTCTGATGAAATACCAACAGTAAGTGTACTAACTCTTGCTGTTGTAATTCCAGCAGCAGGATAGTAATCTAATTTTAATACATTATTTGAATCTAGATATGGTCTATAAGTTCCCAAATCACCTGCAGAAGAATATGAATCTGTTGAATGAATTGTTAATTGACCATAAGTGTCATAATATACCTCGTTACCATCATGAATAATATTGAGTTCATCAAATTCTGCAGAGTCAGGTGTTTCAACACTTACTAATACTTTTGCAGATCTACAATTATTTCTATCTGTTGCACCAATTCCTGCTATGGATACGATAGTTCCAGAACTTCCTCCTGCAATCAATACATTAGATGATGCAACACTAACTAAAGATTCAGTATAAGAACCAGTTGATACACCAATAGTGGTTGAACCAATAGCCGCAAGTGTATTTGTCCCAATACCAATTCCATCAATGTTATACGCCCATGTAACTACGTTATAGTTGTTAAATTCATACTTAGTTGGATAGAACCTTAAAATTCCATCAGAACCATCAAGAGCATAATCAAATGAACCAAGATCTATGGTAGTTTCAACTCTACCATACTGGTTAATCATTGAGAAACCACGGCCACTGTCGTTATAGACTGTAACCCACATTAATTGTCTTTCACCAGTGTAAGATCTATCTCTTACATAAGTAATAAACTTTTGAAGTCTACCATCAGCTGCTCTATGTCTATGAACATCTGCATATCTTGTAGATCTTGGATTACTATTAAATTCATTACTAAAATCATCAATAGTAAGAACTCTATTAGATACTGATTGAGAATAATCGGTTAATGTTTGAGTATTGAATGTTATTTCGTTAGAAAATGGTATATCAGATCCTTGCAACCAATTTTCAGTAACTAAATCAAAGTTATATTCACAATTTATATTTTCAAGTCCAATCAAATCTAATTTATTGGTCACTTTTGATGTAGAACCAACACTAATAGGTTGAGCAAGAGTTGATTCAATTTGGAGTTCACTAAATTGCTTAAATCCAGATGTATGATTCAATGAACTAACTACATTATCCCATTTTTGAACAGGAACTCTAGATTTAATAGAATATGAGAAATTCTGGTAATAATCATTATCATGAATTCTTTGATGTTCATTATTTAAAACACCTGTAAGATATTCCCATCCGTTTTCAACAATTGAATAATAATCTAATTTGTAACTAGATCCAAAAGATTCCCTTTCACTTATTAAACCCTTATCTCCAGTATCAGGAGAAACAAGAATTTTTCCAACTTCAAAATCATTAGAACTTTCTACAGTTAATAGTTTTACATCTGGAAGCCAATCACCAACAGTTCCTTCAGCAAATCCATCAGTTACAGTATCCGACTTTCTAAATCTATTTGCTTGTAATTTTACATCAAATTGAGGGAATAAACCTTCAGGAACTAATAGAGCATCAGAGGTGGTACTATCAAATCTACCTGGAGTTTCTCCTACTCCAAGATGTCCACCTAAATTGTAAGTTACAGTTCCAATACCACCTAAATTCGTTGCAATTCCTGTTAATTTAAATCTACTATAACCATATGCTTTAGAATTAAATCCTTTAGCAGTTGAACCAATACCAACACTAGCATTTTCTACTAAAACATTATCTCCAAGTCTAAATGGGAAAGTATCTAAAGTACTATAAGCATCTTTTAATGTTACTGATACATCATTAGTATCACCATTAAATACTATATTTGAAACTCTAATACCATTTGGGTTTCCAACAGGTATTATTATAGGTGTAGTGTTTGAAAGATCATTAGTATTTTTAAGAATATCAACTTTTCTCTTATTCGTATAGAATCTAAGATCAATATCTTCTACTTGCTTCTTAGTTCTTCCATCAAGAACAACTAAAGAAGGTGCTTGGTTATATCCTCTACCAAAAGAAGTAACACCAATAGATTTGAACCCAGTTAGAGGTTCAATTTTCAATATTTGAGGGAATCTAACTTCTGGTCTTAATGTTAAATCTGCAGGATAATCAAATCCAATATTTTCTATTTTTGTTTTTACAGCCTTACCAATAGTTTTAGTTACAGGACTTAATACTGCACCAGAACCAACATCAGATGTGACAGTTGTTATTCCTGGTAATTTTGAATATCCCTTTCCACCATCAGTTAATTTAACTTTTGAAATAGAACCATATGCAAAAGGTGAAATTGTTTCATATGAAATCTTAGCACCATCTTCACTTGCAGTGTAAGTAGATTCTTCAGGAATTCTACCTAGATCATAACTAAATGTAGTTGAACCAGTAGAAATAACCTTAAATTTACCATTATATCTACTATTTTCAAATACAATTTGATTATTATTATCAATTTCATCATCAACTACAATTTCCTTATTAACCGTAGGATTTTCTTTTAAATTTAATGGAACTAATCTATAGTAAAGTAAGTGTGGTGTAGAATCATTAACTGTTACTGTAACTTTAGCATTAGCAGTTACTCCAATAGTACCAGTTTGTTTTACTTCAAATTCTTCATTTATATTGTTGGTTTCATAAATTTCAACATAATTAGAATCACGATATAATTCAAATTTAAATGCAGGATAATTAGTTGTATTTTGAGTATAACCTAAAGAAGAATCTGATAAATCAAATATTATAGAAGATTTTTTATATACAGTAAGGGGTGGGTTAATAGGATAAATTGTACCACCATCATTAGCACTAGAAAGTCCAACAAAAGTAGGAATTCCTTTAGTAGTTTGATACTTAGTAGTAGCTAACTTAATACTGTTTTTATCAATAACATAAACATAATATTGATTCTCATCTACCAATCCGACAACAGGATTTGAAGACTTATAAACAACTTTTTGACCAGTGTTTAATTTATGATCAGGAATATTAATAGAATCAGGTATTCCTGTAACAGAAGTTGTAGTTGTTATTCCTGATCCTTCAAAAGATAATCCATTAGATAATAGTTTTCTATTATGCTTGTTATAAGTTATATTAATAGTTGTGGTAACTCCTGGATTAACATCAACATATACAGTATCATAATTATATAATCCATGAGTTGTAGCAGTAGAAACAGTTACCTTATTTTTAGTTACTTTACCTTGTATAACATCTGGATTATTAATTAGTTTAAAACTATGATGAGTACCAGTTCCGAAACCAACAAAATATAATAATCCAGTATTCTTATTGGTTTCTGCTATTCCAACATAATCACCTAAAGAACTAATTCCAACAGAAGAAAGACCAACTCTAACAGTTGATATACCAATTAAGTCTGGAGTTATTGAAGCAACATATAATGGTCTATGACGGGTAAGAGGGTCATCAGTTGGACTGATAGTACCAGCCATATTAGTGTTACTGGCAATTCCGATAGATTGACCACTATTTGTATGATAACTAATCTCATCACCAGTCTGTAATCTATGATTTGGAAGATATATTGTCTGTATAGGAACAAAATATTGTGTTATACCAACACCTGGATTAGAGAAACTAATTGTAGTTCCAATACCTACTGAACCATCTGATGTAACACGATCAGTTCCTACACCAAGAGATTCTATTGGATTGAAATATATTTCTCTTTCTAATCTTTGAGAAGAATTTCCTTTAAATCCTGCATCAACAGTAAATCTTCTTTCAAGAGTTTCTATTCTAGTTGTTGCAGTATGTCCAGCACCAATAGAACCAACACCAACAGGTTTAGCAAGAGTTGCATTATATGCTCTTAATACTCTTAATCTTGAACCAGCAAAATCAACACCAAGAACTTTAACTTGTTCTTGAGTCTGTCCAGCACCTATTTGTAATATATCATTCTCCATCACAAGAGGAGATCTTAAATTACCAGTTACTGGGATATATGTAACTATACCCGCATTATGTTTTTGTGCAGTTCCAATTCCTTGACTTAAAGTTAATACATTTGTAGAAACTCCAATATTATATGATCCATTCAATAATGTATTTGTAGTAGTTAATCCAGAAATAACTACTGTAGTACCATTATCAAATCCATGAGGTCCAGTGTGAATTCCTAAGAATCTACCACCAGATCCCATAGGATAAAATTCAACATCTGTTAACTCAGTAGTTTCTGTATAAATTGAAGATACACCTGCACCAAGAACTCTAGTAACTTTAGCTCTTGCTGGATAAGAATTTGGATTTTCATCTTGGAAAACAATATTATCATTAACCTTATAATTTGAACCGCCTGTAAGGATGCCTACAGCGTCTACAGACCCCTTCTGAACTGATTTGACTATAGAATCCTGTTCGACATATGAATTGGACTGTAAGACATAATCATAACCACTATTTTTCTTATCAAGAGCATATGGATAAGTATTTCTAATCCAATTTGTTGTATTTAACTCTATATTGTTTTGATCAGAAGTTGTTTTATAGTTAAACGCAATTGGTTTGGATTTAAATGACTCACCTATCAAATATGGGAATTTTGGTCGTTTAAAATTCTTGAATACGCCATCAGAAGAAGGAATACTATCAATAGTTGCAAAATACGCATAAGTACCTTCAGGGAATTCGGGAGTTACGCAAAATCTTCCATTATGAACATCTAAAACAGATTCATCAGTGGAATTGTTCCAAACAAAATCTTCAACAAAATACTCTGGAGGAAAAATACCAGTAGGAGGTCTATTTTTCTTTAATTCAATTTTATATCCAGATTTAAGTTGTGTAACTACTCCACCAGATTTCTCAGAATATCCATATGGACCATAAATTGGATTACCATCATAAGCCCAACCAATAATTGGAGAATGGTATTGAGTATCTGTTTCTGCACCATTTAAATATATTAAATCTGATTTACCATATACAGTATTACCTTCACTATCAGTAGCATAAACAACTTGTCTTAAACTTCTTGGTGCATATACATATGAACATTGCAATTCTTTATTTTGATCAAGTGAAGTATCAATAAAAATATCATCTTCAGTTATATTCTTTTCATTCTTTTTAAAATCATTTACTCTCCAAGTTTGCATAACTGGTTGGAACTTAGCTCCCACCCCAGATGCAGTTACTTTTAATGTTGTAGTAGAAACTCCATATCCAACACCCTTAGAATTAACTTTTATGGAAGAAAGTCTACCATTTTCCAATATTGGAGTTAATTCTGCTCCCGTTCCAATACCAGTAACTGATATTGCAGGTGGAGAATTGAAGTCAGTTCCAGCAGTTCCAACAAATACATCTACAATTTCTCCTTTATGAATAACTGCAGTAGCTTCACCATTTCTTCCAGTATTTACATTAATATCACATGGTCTTTCAAAATTCAAAATATCAGAAGAACCATACCCAACTCCATTATCAGTTAAATGTATAGATGTTATTTGTCCTCTTACTATTGGTTGAACAATTGCATGGAAATCTTTACCACCAAGAGATGATACTCCAACATTACCAATAACTTCTACACTAATTGGTTTATAATTGAAACTATGAGTTCCAATACCAGTTGAAGTTAAATTCTCATATATTTTTTGATCAAAATTAAAGGTCTTTGTAGTAGTTCCAAGTCCAACTGCGGATAACTTGAAGTTATGCGAATCAACTACTGTAACATAATAATCTGTTGAGGTTGAAAGTCCTGCAATAGCAGCAGATCCAGATCCAAGATCAGGAGAATATTGAATAATTTCTCCACTCTTATAATCATGATCTTTAATATTAATAACATTTAAAGCAGTATTGACACCAACTGCATCACATGTTCTTTGCTTACTTTCATAACCAGATCCTGGATTAGTAATAACAATAGAATTTAAAATAAGTTTTCCACTAATTGATTCAAATGAATGAGTTCCCGAACCATAATCAGTAAAAAATACTGTGTTTATTCCAGCTAAAGCATCGCCTGTTGTCTTATGTAACTTAACAGTATGAGGGTTTATAACACGAGCATAATAAGAATTTCCAGTATCAAGTCCAACTAATGCCTTTCTACCAAATGTATTATATCTAACTTTCTCTGCATCTCTAAATTTATGATAAGTTGTAAATCCAATACTGGATTCTGTTCCAATACCAGCAAGATCAGGTATTATTGATGTAATTCCTGTTGTATTAACAGTTAATTCATGAGGAATTGTTAGTAATTTTGCTTGAGCTACTGCTCCTGTACCATTTCCGCCAGTAATCTTTATAATTGGTTGCTCAATATAGTCAAATCCAGTATCTACAACACGAATTTCTTTAAATTGACCATTAACAGCACAATATCCAGTAGCCCCTGCTCCTACACTATCATTAATTACCAATTCAGGAGGATTTATGACATCGTAATCACTTCCTCCAGAAACTACTTCTATAGAATTAACTTGACCATAATATACAACATCTCTAGACTTATAATTCTTAACTTCTACTCCATTAATGAGCATTCCATTATATCCAGTTGGAGTTTCATGATGAAATCCATCATTAACTGGATTTTTTAATTTTCTTAGTAAATTTTGATTTCTTATATACTTACCATGCAATTCAAATTTTTCTAAGGTTTGATTTCCTAAAGTTGCATCATCTGTTGCTATTAATACTTTTTCAAAAATATTATTATGGAGATTTGATCTACTTTTTGCTAATTTGATACTATTAGCATCTATTCTCTTTATAAAGTATATTCCTTCACCACCATCAGGTAATCCATCAGTTATACCACGACCTTCTTGGAAAGTAGAAAATAAACTACTTAATACTTCAACTCTTTCATACAATTCATATTGTACATCCAAAGTATACGCATCTTTTCCAAGTGTTCTTGGCAACATTTGAATACGCTTTTCTGGAGTATAATAAACAGCATCACCAGTAAAGAAATTATGATCAATTCCACTTGTTATTTGTATTTCTTCCTGCCCCTTTACAACTACACCAGAAAATACTACTTTTTGTGTTTTTGGGTTTAATTTTAAATTTGTTCCAAATAAAGATACAGAAGGTAATGAATGTGATGCAATTAAAACTTCTTCACCATCAATATAAGTATTTTGAACATTGGCTGTATAATTATTCAGATTATTATGCAAATCCGAATCAACTTTAGATATTTCTCTAGTTACCTTACCAATAATAGAAAGATCAGTTAAACCTTGACCACGAATTAGAAAACTTGTGTTATTAAAAACATCAGTTACAAGGAATCTACCATCTATTTTAACATCATCAACATCAGTCAATTTTACATAATCACCTGTTCTTAAAATAGCAGAATCCTTTGTAGTTACCCTATATGTCTTGTTTATATTATCAACAAGAGTAATTGTTAATATATCATATGACTGTGCAGTATTAAAGAACCAATTATTCTGTTTAAAATTAGTTCCAATTTTACCTAAAGATTTGATCTTAGCTTTTGCACCAACAGTTTGTCTTGCAGTATATTCTGGTATCTCTAATTCATTTAAAACAGATCTAATTTTAACTCTTATTGCAGTATCACTACTAATACCACTAGAATAAGCATAAGTATTTTGTTGTAAATAAGCACCATCAGAAATATCCTTTTCTACACCTCTTGTAGGTCTAGGATCAAATATCAATGGATTCTTTACAAAAGCAACTTCTGTAAATTGAGTTAAAGTTTTATTTCTATAACTACAAACACCAACAGATCCATCTTTGTATATAACCTCAAATGTTCCTGATGTAGGGAATCCAACTGTTGAATCTACATCAACGATTGTTTGACCAACACTAACTTGACCTTGTGTTTGCCCACTAACGTGTCCAATAACTTTAGTTCTTGCATGAGGTGTAAATTTACCATATAAAGCCTCACTAGAACCTTCATAATTTTGCGTATATGAACCATCAATACTAATTTTATAAAAAGTATTAGTTAAAATACCAACATTAATCCTTTCAACATTAGATACTGGTGCATATGCCTCAGTAATATTTTCATAAGAATCTTGGAAAAGAGTTTTATTAATTAATTCTTCTGGATCACCTAATAAAGGTTCTACAATAAGATCTCTAGTTCTCTTCCAATTAGCATTAGATGGAGAAATTAAAAATTCTTTTGGTCTTATAATATTAACTTCTTCATTATATAATGCTTTAAATAAAATACTAAATGATTCGTCAGTTCCTCTAGATGCATAAAGATCTTTTGTTTGTCTAAGGAACTGTACTCTTAATTTATCGTCAAATTTAACTCCAGAAAATCTTGGAGCCAATTGATTACGAATTTTCTTTAAAAACTCTTCTAAGAATAAAACACTTAAATTTTCTACCTTAGCACCTTTTTTGTGAGTAGTTGCACTGCTAGAAGAAAATACTAAATTCTCTGGATCATCTAGATTTTCATAAGATGTTATTCCACTAAATCCTCTTTTACAATTATTTAATTGGTTAAATCCAGTTTTATTCTCATATAAAATAATTTCATCATCTATTCTAATCAATCCCCAAGTATCTGGGAACCCAATATTACCAAAAGCATAATCAACATCAGGTCTTTGATCCCAATCTATACCCCCCTGTGCATATAAAAATACATCTGTAGTAACTTCATCAATATCTTGGTCTAAAACTGAATGTTGAATATTTAAACCATTTTCAGATAATTTTAAATATTCATCAATATTTTCAATTAAATCAAGAACACCACCTTGAACTTCCTGTCCAAAGTAATATTGAGACAAAAATTCACCAATAAGAGGAAATTCCTCCCTAACATAGGCAGGTAATTGACTCTTTACAATCTTACTGAATGGTATCTTTTTTGAATCGAGCATTTCTAACTTCTTACAAGAGCACCAGTGCTATAACTAGGGGTAACTACGTAATTTGATCCTGATGGGTCAAGTCCAGAACTAATTTCATCAACAACCATTTCTACGTTACTAGTATCTAGTTGTAAATAAAGATCCTGCAATCCAATAACATCGTTTGACTCTGGATAAACTGATATCTCCAAAACTTGTTGACCAGCTTTTTCTTTTCCAGATGTAATATTAATAGGATTTAATGTAATACGACCTTTTCGATAATCAATTTTTCCAAGATTCCTTCTTCTTAATATGGGAGTTGTACCATCTTCAGAAGATAAGGAGAACATATTGATAGTTCCAGTTTTTTTATCATTGTAAGGTATGTCATATAAGTAAACTGTATCATTAATATCTGCTACTTTAAAAGGACTAGTTCTAATGTTATAACCCTTCATGGAAGAAATATGGAAAGAATTACCAAAATCAATTGCATATTCTGCAAATTGATCTAATGCGACTCTTAAATCCCTTCTCATTTGAACAGTAGTAATATTTGAAGTGATAGATTGATGACCTTGATCAATAACCTTCAATAATTTACTATATTTGAACCTTGCACCATATCTATTTAGCTCACTTGATTCAGCGTACTTATTGATATTATTTTGAACAATTGTGGATACCGCAGCTGCATTTGGTGCTGCTCCTGTGTTATAATATACCTTACTATCAGTTTCTAAGAACAAATATTTAAGATCTAAAATTTCAGGAACAATTCCTGCAACAGCATACCTCTTAAGATCCCTTTTAATGTTTTGTTTAACTGCATTTGAAACATAATCACCAGTTCTTGGTTTAATACTAATAAACACCTTTCCATATTGAGGTGGAACCATTTCTTCTCCACCAAATACAGAAATAGACTCTGTTTCTGGATAAATTTTATTTGGAATTAAAATCTCATAGTCATTTGCTGTTAATGCCCTATTCTGTGTTGCATACATCTGAGGTGCATACTTTCTAACAGAATCAACACTCTCAATTGGTTCACCACCTGACGAAGGACTATCAGCTGTTACTAAGGAAATACCACCAGTAACAATATTAGTAACACTATTTTGAATATATGTTAATCTACCACTAAAGGCAAAATCTTTTATACCATCTGCAGCATCTGCATTAGTAGTAATGTATGTTGCAGTAACTATTTCACTATTATCTAATTCTTTACCAAAAATACCATCACCAAAGATCATTTCATATCTTTCATCAGCAATTTCTTGTATAAAATAAATTTTTGAGTTACCATCAATTGTTTTTCCAGTTACTGGATTAAATAAATCATCTTGTTTTGTATATTTTATACCTTGAGTACCCACTTTAACTTTTAAAGTATCTAAATCAACTCCTGGATTTTCTAAAATAAATCTTTGATCAATATTAAAATCGTTTTTCTTATAATTTTGCTCAACAACAGTTCCTTCATATACTTCTACACCAAAAAATTCAGCAAAACCATCTTTAACAGCAACTGTTATATCTTCAGTTATATTAAAGACATAAGATTGACTTCCAAATTGATTACCAGAACTTACTACAGGGCCTCTGTTCAAAGTTATTGATGATGGGGTATTACCAATATTTCTACAATCAACGTAAAAATTAATTTTAGTTCTTGATGATTTTCTTGATCTGGGTGTATATCCAATATTTCTTGCAAGTGCAACTACATTTTCTCTCAATGTTGCACTGTCAATAAAGCACTCATTAGACACCATATTGGCATTATATGAACTAATATAAGTGTTATATGCTAATACATCAATAATTGTAGACAAATTAGACCCTTCAAAGTCATAATCCGTAAAATCGGAGTTAGATTTTAAATAATCTATGATTGAAACCTTAATTTGGTCAAAATCAAGATTAGTGAAATTTAATAGAGCCATTTATCGTGACGGTAACAAGACGAATTCTAATTGTTGGGGTGGAACATCAATTCCAACGATTCTATAATTAATTCTTACGTCAAATTGGTTATTATCATAATTTGGTTCAATATCAACCTCTTCTAAATTAACTCTGGGTTCATAATTACGAATTGATGTTTCAATTTCGTCTTTAATGCTAATTGCAGATATTTCATCAATATTTTCAAATAATACTTTTGAAATTTCTGATCCAAACTCAGGATTAAAGATTTTTTCTCCAGGAGACGTAAATACTATGTTTCTAATAGAACGAGCAATAGCGGCTTCGTTTTTCAACGGGATTAAGTCGTCATTTAGAGGGTTTACCTTAAATGACATGCTTAAATCTTTAAAACTTCTACTAACTCTTTCTACAGGCACTAGAATAGGGCAATTATATTTTATTTATTAGGGATTTATGACTAAAATTCTGTTAAAACAGCATAATCACTCTCATAGTCTAATCCATCATCGTCATTTTTCTCATAAATCTCTGTTTCCACGACAAAATCTGACTTTTTTGGAGTCAGTTTATCGTTCGAGATCTCCCGAAGCATCTTTTTTTCCATTTTTTTCTTTTTTACAAGAATTATAACTTATTTAGTCAACAACCTTCTGAATCATGAGTATATTCTTCTACTGGTTCCACTTCTATTAACTTAACCTTGGGTTTTTTCTTATGATACACCTCTACTACTGCCCCACATGAGGAACAATGGAGGTTTGTGACCATATCATAGACCACATTTTCCTCCAAAAGGTCTTCTGTCATGTCCTGATCGCTATCCCAGATCAATTCTGAGTTGCAGTGCCAGCATTTCATGGTGTCCAACAGGTAACGGTCAATTCAATGGAGCCATCGTCCATTTCCCACTCTTCCTGAACCTCATATCCATCCTCTTTTACGGTAGAATGAATGAGCATTCGGGCATATTGTTGATTTACCTTATCTATAAACCTTTCTACTGGTACATTTTCGTTCCAAGTTTGTAAATCTGTTACTAATTCATAAGAATTTGTGTTAGAATTGAGTCTAAAACCTATATCTTTGGCAATTGCAAGGTCTGCATTGACAATTTGATGATTTTTACCATGAGGACCACTAACTTTTAGCTTTTGATTCTCCTTTACATCATATTGAAGGAGTAAAAGTGCCTCAATTAGTGGTTCTTTGTGCCTAATTTCCGTTTTGATCGTCGTGAAGTGTGACATTTTCCTCGTTTTTGGTTGTGTTAGGGTTATAATATTGAGGTTTGAACAATTTTTGAGTTACCTTACCTAATTTATCATCAATTGAACGTGTAAGATGCTCACAATTTTGCCCAACGGCACCAATAACCTCTTCAGTTACAGTGCCATCTTGTCTTATAGTGAATTTTATAGTGTTTTGTTTCATTTTCCACTAGAAATTTTTAGGGTGAGTGACAACATCGCCATGAATTTCGCCAATATCATCAATATGAGCATGGTCTACATGATCTATGTGCTCAATATGACCATGATCAATACTAATATGGACGTTACTTTCAAGAATTTTAGCAATTCTTTCAAGTGCATCCGCTATTCTATCGGCAGGAGACGAAGAAGAGGTCATTTTCCTTGACCTCTATACTTCTTTTTGACTCCATTACGAGAAGTTGCGGATAGTTTTGTTCGAGCCGAGCGGCCTTGACGAGTTTTTTTAGGGATTGCTTGGATATAATCTCCAGTACCAAACCCTCCCATCTTAGTTTTAACAGCCATTTAGAGTTTCTCCATTAAATAACACGAGTTTTTTCGTGACCGACACGTATACGAGGGTCACACCAGATCTCTTCACCGTTGTCCTTGGCATCAAGACAGAATGAGACATCCTCACCACACATGTCTTGAACATCACCAGACTCAAAGATCTGCATCTTCGGAGCAAACCAAGGATATTCAAGGTTCTCGAAGACACCTTTTTTAATTAATACCCAACCAAAACCAGTATAATCACAAGTAAATGGTTTCTTACGCTTACTCATAGACTCGACAGTCTCGTGATTCATCACTCCCCCATTCTTACGGAAGTCTTCTTCTTCTAACCAGTGTGCGATAGATGTAGTCTGACCGTCTTCAGTAGCATACCAACCTGCTGTAATACCTCTTTCCTTTGACTCATCCCACTTACCATCTTCTCCGATTACCTCTGCTGGAACTGCAAGGTCGCATAATTGCCAAAACTTATTGGTATCAAATACGATGTCAGAGTCAATCCATAATTGGTAGTCATACTTGAGTTTTCCATCCCAAGGGATCTGCTTAGGGCCACGAAGAACATTTGCACCCAATACTTTACAACGTGCAAAGTTCACCATAGAAGAGTAATCTTGACTGATCTGAATACTCATTCCGTTCTGAACCATGTCAAAACATAATTGCACGAAATTCTTTAGAAAGATATAAGAACAACCTCTACCTGGTAAGCAGAATACTATTGCCTTTCCTTTCATTCTCTGTTTAATTGCATCAATATCCCAATCGGGTGCTTTCTTCTTTGGTGCAACTGTCTTAACAGTAAATCCTTTTGCCATAATTGCTTGGTTAACCTCAAATCAATTTTATCAGTTTATTTAGCAATTGTCAATAAGAATCTTCCTCCCATGATGGCGTTGAAACAATTCTTCCAGGTCCACCTACTCCACACTTAGGCCCTAACTTAATATATGATAAATCTTCTTCTGTATATTCTGTTGATATTAAATCTATCATTACCTTTAACATCTGCCACTTCTCTTCAAAATCTTCTTCATTCAAATTCCAATATACACAGTTATCCTTTAAGTAAATATGATATGTTGTATTATCGTATGATGTCATAAATCCTCATTATTTGAGTTATTTATTTGGTAGACGTATATTACGAGCCAATCCAAGTTTCTTTAAGAATACCACATGTTGCCATGTTAAGTCAAATTCTCCATTTAATCCTACTCTTGCTGAATTTGGAAACTTATGATGATC